GACTTATCACAGCCAACTACAACTTGGCATAAGAACTTTTGGGGGCAGGGCAACTTGCCCCCTTTACCCTTTTATGAGGTACATTCATGCCCAGCACCTATCTCACTCTTTGTAATCTAGTACTTCGTCGTTTGAATGAGGTAGAGATTCCTGCATCAGAGTTTGACACTGTTCGTGGTGTACAGGCTCTTGCTAAAGATAGCGTGAAAACTGCTGTCAGTAAGATCAATCAGGCTGAGTTTGAATGGCCCTTTAATGCTGCAGAGCATACAGAAACTCTTGTCCAAGGACAGGAAGAATATACATGGCCCGATGCATTCAAAACAGTAGATTGGAACAGTTTCCAGATACAAAAGAATGACAGCCTTAATGTAGGCTTCAAAACGCTAAAACTAATTGAGCGTGATGAATGGTATGCGCAACATAGGGATGAAGACTACGACAGCGGAAATGCGGGACGTGGTATTCCTGATTTCGTATTTGCAAGCCATGGTAATGGTTTTGGTGTAACACCTTCACCTAACGCCGCATACACCATACGTTTTAGATATTATTTGAATTATGCTGATCTAACAGCCTTCAATGACCAGACCCGTGTTCCAACATCCTTTGACAGCGTTATTGTCGATGGTGCCTTGTACCAACTCTATATGTTTAAGGATAACACGGAAGCAGCACAGGCTGCATTTGTAAGCTTTGAAAAAGGTCTGAAAGACCTGCAAACCCTGTACATCAACAATTATGAGCGTGTGCGAGATACAAGGGTTAAATTTTAATGCCAGATCAAGTTGAGAGCTTTAAACTCATATGTGGTGGCGGTCTAAATTCTAATGAAAACCATTTAGATTTATCTGACAACAACCCAGGCAGTGCCACCCGACTGATTAACTATGAGCCATCCTTGTTCGGTGGCTATCGTCGTATTAACGGGTATGAAGAGTTAGGTTATACAGGTTCTGGTGGTTTAGGCGAAGTAGGGACATCTTCTACCTCTGAAGGACCTGTACTTGGGTTAGCAATTTATCAAAACTCACAGTACAACAACCCATTCTATATTGCTGCACGTGCTGATACAGGTGGTTCAACATATAGCTTTTATAAGTATGTACCGCTTGTAGGCTGGCAGAGTATCACCACAGGCTTCACCCGCAACATGACTTCAGGTTTACGAAGTGTGAACAGATTGCGGCATGTGCAGTTTAACTACGGTGGCGGTGATGCGATCTGTTTTGTAGATGGTGTTAATCCTGCAATCGTATTTGATGGAAACACATGGTATGAACTGCTTACCACGAACACAGGTGGTACAGCTAGTGCGGGTGGTCCCTTTGCCCTAGACGCACCCTCTCTAGTTAACTTTTTCAAAAACACTTTGTTTCTAGCAGGGGATGATGCAACTAAGCCCACAGTAGCATATTCAAAGCCTGTCACGACAATAGACCCGCACGGATATTTGGACTTCGGAACAGGCAATGGTGGGGGCCAACTATCTGCAGGTTTCCCTGTCGTACAGATTAAGCCTTTCCGTGATAACTTATTTATTTTTGGCTCTAATGCTATCAACAAGGCTTCTGCAGATACCACAGTAGGATTTACAGTTGATCCTGTTACAGCAAACGTAGGGTGCGTTGCTACAGATAGTGTTCTAGAGATTGGCGGGGATTTGATCTTTCTATCTCCCGATGGCTTCAGACCTGTTGCAGGTACATCCCGTATTGGTGACGTTGAGATTGAGTCCGTATCACGCCCTATCCAAGGTGCTCTCGTAGACATCATTGCTAACTATGACTTGGATACATTGTGTGGCGTAGTCATACGATCCAAATCACAGATCAGATATTTTGTAGGCGATGAAACAGAAGATAAAATTGCTGCATACGGTCTAATAGGCGGCCTTACTGAGGAAAACGGCAGAATACGATGGAACTTCGGTGAACTTGTCGGCATTAGGGCGCATGTTGCAGCATCTGATTATGTAGGATCAACAGAGGTTGTGCTACATGGTGACTACGATGGTAAGGTCTATCAGCAAGAAAAAGGAAACAACTTTTCTGGCGATGATATACTAGCTGTATATTCAACACCTTACTTAGATTTCGGTGATACTGATATTAGAAAAGTATTCCGTGAAATTAACACTTTTGTACGTGCAGAAGGCCCTTTTGAACTCAGCCTTTCATTAAGGTTTGATTGGGGTGATTATGACACCTCTAGTCCTTCTTCGTACACCCAAGATAGCCGTGGCGGTCCAGTGGAGTATTCAGGCCGTAACATTGATTACGCAGGTACTAACGTACTCTACGGCGGTAACTCCAAACCAATCATGTCCACTGATGTTCAAGGCTCTGGTTTTTCAGTCCGTGCAGAATTTGTGTCTATTGGTCAGTTTGACCCTTATTCCGTTCAGGGACTTGTTTTTGAATATTCCGTTGCAGGAAGGCGATAGTAAATGGCAGGTTATGTAAGACAATCCGCAAACCAAATCTACAACGGTGCTGACATCACGGCCCCGCCACTTAATGCTGAGTTTAACAGACTAGAAGATGCATTTGATGCCAGTACAGGCCACAGCCATGACGGTACTACAGGCCAAGCTCCTAAGATAGACCTTACTACATCTGTGTCTGGTTATCTGCCTTCTGTGCATGGCGGTGTCGGCGGTAAGAATAATTTAACTGCTACAACAAATCCTGTTGTCACTAATGACAGTACAGAGGGTTATGCAGTCGGCTCTATGTGGGAAAACACCACAACAGGTCGTGTCTTCATTTGTATAGGCAACACTGCCAGTGCAGCGGTATGGCGTGAGCTTGTTCAAGTAAATGGAACATCTAATGCTATCATTCCTGAAGTTAATGCCACTACTGATCTAGGTACACCTAGTTTCCGTTTTCAGGATGCTTTCCTATCAGGGGGATTTTCTGCAACTGGTAATAGTTCTATCGGCGGTACATTTACTGCGCTGGGAACCACTACCTTACCTAACGTAGTCTTAGGTGCGTCTTCTGGTAATGCAGGTTCCATGAACGGCGTTAGTGTTGGTGCTACCAACCCACAAGCTATTACTGGTACAGTGATTACATCCAACAGCGGTTTTGTTGGCGACATTAATGGTAGTGTTACAGGTAACGTCACTGCTTCTTCAGGTACATCGTCTTTCACTAACATCAGCGCATCAGGAACTATCACTGGTGACGTAACAGGCGATATCACAGGTAACGTCACAGCGGCTACAGGTACATCTACTTTTAACGATGTAACTATCTCTGGTACGCTTAACATGGATGGGGCTACAACCACTACTATCCAGAACCTGACTGATCCAACAAACCCACAAGACGCTGCGACAAAAAATTATACAGACACACAGATTGCTAACCTTGTAGCATCTGCCCCTGCTACGTTAGATACTCTGAACGAAATTGCTGCTTCGCTAAATGATGATGCCGATTTTGCAGGGACAATGACTACTGCACTAGCGGGTAAGGTAGCAGATACTGGCGACACAATGACGGGCAACCTGATTATGTCCTCTGGTGCTACAGTCACAGGTGTACCGCTGCCTGTAAACCCAACAGAAGCAGCATCTAAAGCCTACACTGATCAGCAAGACGCTTTGCAGCTAAGTCTTACAGGCGGTACAATGTCTGGCTCTATTGCAATGGGAAGCAATAGCATCACAGGCGTACCTACTCCAACAGCAAGTGATCACGGCGTAAACAAAAATTATGTGGATACTATTCTTGGCTCCACGCTAACGGCTGCACAGAGTGCTGCTGATGCTGCTACCAGTGAATCAAACGCCGCTGCATCTGAACAGTTGGCAGAAGATTGGGCTATTAAGACAAGCGGTACTGTAGATGGCACTAATTACAGTGCTAAATACTGGGCAACCTCTACAGACGTAGTTACTGTCGCTAATAATGTTGCAGACATTTCTACAGTTGCAGGTATCAGTGCAAACGTAACTACAGTCGCAAGCATCAATACAGACGTAGCGACCGTATCAGGTATATCATCTGACGTTTCCACTGTCGCAGCAAACGATGCTAACGTCACTACAGTTGCAGGTGCGCTGGGCAGCGGAAACCTAACACTATCAGGCAATGGTTCTTTCGGCGGCACCTTTAATGTAGACGGTGCAAGTACTATGAACCAGATTAATCTGGGTGATAGTGATATACTATATTTTGGTAATGATAATGATTTAGAAATTTTCCACGGCGTTAATAACTTTATTAGGGCTTCGGGTGTTCTGAACATACAGTCTGACACCATTAATATATCTAAGTTTGTAGGGGGTTTAGCTGAATATGTATTGCGATCACCTGCTGGTAATGACGCTGTATATCTTTACTATGGTAACGCATCTAAATTAGAAACCACAGACACAGGTATCGAAGTAACAGGTAGAACCAGAACTAATAGAATTGAGTCTGACACAGACATCCTATTGGACGCAAACTCTGGTGCAGGTACAGTTACCATTAACGGCAATCTTACTGTAACAGGTACGACTACAACTATAAACTCAACCACTTTAGATGTAGAAGATTTGAACATCACAGTGGCAAGCACTGCATCCACAGCATCAGCGGCAGATGGCGCAGGTCTTACTATTCAGGGTGCTAACGTCAATTTTGAGTATGATTACCCTACAGACAGTATGAACCTTAATCGTAAGCTGATTGTAGCAGACGTACTTGAGGCTACAGGAGATATTGTCGCTTCAGGTACTGGTGCAGTACAGGTTCCATCAGGCACAGAGGCACAGCGTCCTACCGCAGCTAACGGTATGATCCGCTATAACGCAGACAAGTCTTGGTTCGAGGGATACTCTGGCGGTGCTTGGGGCCGTATTGTTTCTGGCGTAGGCGATACACAGTCTGCAACGACAACAAGCACTACGCAGACCGCAGTTGCATCATACTCAACAACAGGGCTGTCTGGTATTGAACTTACTGTGGTAGCTACAGATACCGTTGCTACTGAACGTACAATTACAAAGCTACTGGTGACCCATGATGGTACGACTGCCGTAGCTACACAGTATGGTGAAGTTAACACAAATACGGCGGTGGCTACTTATGATGTAGACATTAGCGGCGGCAATATTCGCCTACTTGCTACTGCGGCTTCTGCTAACTCAACAAACTTTACTACAACGCCAACAATTCTGGCGTAATTAACTAGGCCAAGTGGAGAGTGAAACGTGGCTAATAGTGCAGATTTTAAAGTAAAAAATAATATAGATGCGCCCTACATTAAAGAGTTTGGCGGTTCTAAAAATCCTGTAACAAAAGGGCCATCGATAGCTTTTGCTGATAGTAGTAGGTTTTTACGAACTTCTTCAATGGTAGATAATAGCGACTTTACCTTGCGAGGTGCAAAATGGAAGGATGATGGAACTGCCCTTATAGTTTGTGCGCAATATAATACTAACAGCAGTAGGTATTTATACACCTATTCTTGCAGCACTGCTTTTGATTTAAGTACTGCAACGAATAATGGCTTTGAGTATCTGGGTACTGCTGATTATCATGATGTCGATATAGACCCTAGTGGCGTATATGCTGTAACTGTAGACAATACTTATGATCGGCTAAGGTATTATACGTTAGATACACCTTGGGAAATCGCTACCGATGACACCAATGGCTTTTTTAATACAACAAATGAGCTTTTAGGTAGCCCTGCAGGCGTTTCATATAATCACGATGGTACAAGACTTTATGTTATCAATAGAAGTTCAGAAACCAACGGAAGACGCTTAGTCTCTTATACGTTAAGTACACCGTATGATGTCTCTACTGCTACCCATGAAGAGACTACTTTTTTACCTAGTGTGTTTACAGGCTTCGGCCTTTATGTAGCGCATGAAGCAAAAAAGCTATATGTAAATAATTATAGTTACGGCACACTACATGAATTTCATAATCCCACGGGCAAGGTTTCTGACCTAGTACAAATAACTCAAAAACGGTTAGCGGGTGGCAGCGATCCTGTAGTTACAGGCTATACGTTCCAGAACGGTTTAACATTTAGACCAGATGACCACTCAACATTATACCTCTTAACTTCAAATGATACAGTACATGAACTAGATACCTCAGTATCAACACTTGAGGTAGACTTTTCTAAAAACTCTGTTGTTGAATTTGAGCTTACAGATGACTCTGAAATGACAATACATAATGCATCTGATGATGGAACCTTATCTCAGGCAACGGTTGCGGTCACTGGTGCTTTGATAAATCCATACACTTTCGATTATTCAGATATGACTGCTAGTATTAAGCAAGTGACTTTGTATTCCTTACTTGGTATTAGTAGTATGTACAATTCGACTACTTTTTTCTTTTCAACAGACGGTAGTAAACTATATGTAGGCGTACTACAGACTAATACTGTCTATGAAATTGACTTAGCTACACCTTGGCAAATAGACACTGCAACATATAATTCAGTATCGCTATCAGTAACGTCAGAGATAGGTACATTTAACACTATCAAAGATATTAATTTCAAAAGTAACGGCTCTGTTATGTACGTTACTGAACAGAATGGCGTAATGTACCACTATAATCTGACTACTCCGTGGGATTTGAGTACGGCTTCTTATGGTAGTAAATCATTTGATTTTGAATCATACATAACTTTCGCAAACCCAGGTCAAATACACGGATTTAGGTGGAGACCTGACGGAAGTGAAATTTGGTTTACGTTCCACAATGCTTCTACAGGGGGGGGACAAATATCCTATATTAGGTTCAATACAGCTTGGGATATAAGCAGCGGCGTGGATGTATGGCAATATACCCCTTTAAATACAACTTCTTCATCTGCATCGTATTGGCAAGGCTTTGATATAAGTACTAATGGTGAACATATTGCATTAGCGTTTACGACACATGGCATAAAAAAGGGTGACTTATCTACGGCATGGAATTTTAACTCACAGTCCTCATCCTTTCCTTCTTATCCTTGGGGAAATGCGACTTCCGTTAGATTTTCAGAGGATGGTGAGTATCTATATAGCGTACATCTAGTTTCAAATGTGTATACACTCCAACAAGTACAAACAAGTGAAGCAGCATCCTTGGCTATAGCAAGTGGATCAACCCTTGACGGTCAGACCACCGTTGCTCCTGACCCCTTAAAAACGAATGTATATAGCGTGAGTACGTCTGATGGCGGTAAAACTCACAAAGTAAGTTCTTTAATTACAGGAGCTTCTTAGTAATGGCTAACACAGAAGATTTTGTTGTTGAGACAGGTATCGAAGTAAGCGGAAGCTTTAACTACTCTGCTGGTACAATTAGTTCAGGTACAGTGGATTTGTCTACTGGATGTTTTTTCAAAGAAACACTTACTGCGAATACCACATATGCCTTTAGCAATGCTAAACCTATGCAGATATTTCAAATGGAAATTACAGGAGCTTCTGACGCTGTGTACACAATTACGTGGCCTAGTTCAGTAGAGTGGGCATATGGTATATCTCCACCCTCTCCAGAAAGAAATCAGAAATATATCTATACCTTCATAACATCTGATACAGGTACAAGTTTTATTGGGGGTAGAAGTTTTGGCTAACAATATTCCCTTCAAGATTAAAAAAGGTATCGCTGCCCCATACTATCCTGTGACTGCCACGGCTCTATCAGGAACAGCGATTGATGTAAGCTCTGCACAGTATTACACAACATTGCTGAGTGCGGATACTACATATACTTTTACCAATGCCCCTTCTGCAGGCGAGGTTGCCAGTTTTGCATTAGAGATTACTGGACCTGCTACTGCCGCTGGATACGATATTGCGAATGCTACCTATGACAATGTTAGCTTTAGTGTTGCGGCTTATGATACGGCACCTTTAGGAGTGTCCTTCAAGCCTGATGGTACGGAAATGTATATTGCGGGTAACCAAGGCGACACGATAGATCAGTATAGTCTAAGTACAGGCTTTGATTTATCTACTGCCTCTTACACCCAATCTACCAGTATTGCTGCAGTCGCTACTGTCCCCGCAGAAGTTTTATTTAACGACACAGGTACAAAAATGTACGTGTTGAACCAAGGGGATGACACTATATATGAGTATTCGCTATCTACTGCTTGGGACATAACTACTAAGAGTGCAACTGCACAAACAGGTTTTGTAGGTACACAAGCTGCTGATCCTGTGAGCATGACTTTTAATGATAATGGCACGAAACTATATGTCGTAGATCGTAATAATGATAAATTATATCAATACTCACTTTCCACAGCATATGATATTACAACTCTTTCTTATGATAGCATACTACTAGATATCGCTACAGGCGGTGAAGATATCCCTTGGGGTGTTACCTTTAACGGTGATGGAAGTGCTGTTTATGTAGTGGGTCAAACAAATGACACGATATACAAATATAATTGCTCTAGCCCATATAATATCGGAGGTGCCTCATACAATAGCGAGAGTTTTTCTGTAAGTAGTCAGGAAGGTAGTCCTACGAGTATTAAGTTTAACTCTACAGGAAGTAAAATGTATGTCGTAGGATATGCAAATGATACCGTCTATCAGTATACCACTCAAGGTAGTAGCTCTGCTTACACAATCACATGGCCTACTAATATAAAATGGGACGGTGGTTCAGCACCGACATCGCCTGACGTAGGGGCAAAAGACCTGTATATTTTCTTCACATTAGATGGTGGCGTTACCTACTTCGGTAAAAAAGCGGGAGAGGGCATCTCATGAGTATTACTGGAATGCTATCTAACGCAGGTGCTATTAATATACCTAGCGTAGAAATTAAGAGTATTAAAACTGGAACCGCTTCTAATGGTTATGGTTTAACTATAAACAGCCTTGAGTGGGAAGTTGGCGACTTAATACTTGTTGCTCAATTTAATGGCAGCTACACTAATTTTACAGGTAATATGGATATAACTGCGCCTGCAGGTGTATTTACTACAATAATTACCCGATATGTTAATGATACTTATGATTCAAATTTTAAGTTGTACGGCTGGATAGCTACGAGCGATGGCGACACTAACAATAATTCAATGACCTTTTCAGGTTCTGGATACGGCGGCGATGCACAAGGTGTAATCGTATACACTATAAAAGCAGGTACGTGGGATGGCACACTTCCTACGACATCAAACGGCGGCGTCATTAAAGATTATGGGCTTATTAATGGTGATGACGCTAATTGGGCAGGGGTTGGAGGGCTGTCAGAGACAGACCAATATAGCTTGCATATACTGTTCCACGGCGTTTCACATCGTCAGAACACTCGATATGGAACTGATCCAGGCGATTTAGATTATTTCAAAAGTATTTCACGGGCCGATACCTACGATTTTACATTTTCAACTGGGTACAAGAGAGTAAACACTTCATGGACCCCTGCTACTTGGTATGTAAACGGTCACGGAACATACTCCTCTCAAACCCTTACAGCTATCAGATTAGGAGTTTAATAGATGCCATATGTTAGGCAAATAGGTGATGGGGGTCTTGCTTATCCTTACACAGACAGTCTTCTTAGACAGGCTTATAAAAGCATATCGTTCCCTGCTATTTTAAGTAATTCCCTTCGGGCCTCTTATAGCATGTACCCAGTTACTATACTTGAAGAGCCTGAGTATAATAGGGCAACGCATAAAGCGGTTCAAAACACCGAACCTTCTATAGACCCCGACACTAACCAATGGGTTTTAGGATGGACTGTTTCTGAAATGACTGCAGAAGAGATTGCAGCAAATGATGAACTTTGTGCAGCTAAAGAGCGTGGCGTAAGAGACAGGCTTTTAGCCGAAAGTGATTGGGTAGCCTTGAAGGCACTAGAGAGTGGAAATTCCGTCAGTACTGAGTGGTTGGATTATAGGCAAGAGCTTCGCATGGTTCCTCAACAGCCAAACTTCCCTCACAATATTCATTGGCCCACTAAGCCCTTATAAAACTTGACTAAATTTTTTAGTTGTGTTAGTATTTATATACGCAAAACGCTAATCTATCAGACAGAATTAGCATCATAATTTCCTGACAACTTAATACTTATTACGCTTCCCGCCGCCATCTTTTTATCTACTGGCATTTTGAGGGAAACTAAACCTAAAAAAGGTGATAAAATGGCAGCAGAAAAGAATAGAGTAGCCGAAATATTAGAGAGTGAATACGGCTGGACATGGAACCCAACCAGCGGCCTTATGACAACCACTACGGGTACATACTATGATCCAGAAAGCAGAGATTTTGTATCTGCGGATGTCTTTAATGCAAAGGAGGCAACGGGCAATACCCCAGAGGTATTTTCTGGAATAGGAGTAAATAATGCGGTGGCAGGCACCTCTCAGGTAGATGGAACCCAATCGACAAATACAGTACAAGCATACGATGGCCCTGTAGTTAATCCTGCCTATGATGGCACTCTAGACCTTAATGGCGATGGGGTACTTACGGTTGAAGAGCAAAATGGTGTTATGAGCCAACCTGGTTTTCAGGATGATTACTATGTAGACGTTATGAGTGGTGGTATATATGAACGTAACGAAGATGGAACGGTAAGTACGACAAACCAAGAGCCTGTATACCAATATGATAGTGCTTCTGGTACTTTTAAAGACGTAGCAGTTGATGGTACTATAGATGTTATCGGATCAAGCGGGTCAAGTGGATCAAACTCAGCACAATCAAGCACACAAAGCGGATCAACTGGAAACGCTACTACAATCAACGAAATTGTCCAACAGGTAGATACTTCTGATCTAGCTAAAGAAAATACTCTGACAACAGGTCTACAAAGTTTAGACGAATATGCTAGAGGGGCTGCGTCGTCGCTGCAGATGATCGGTAATAACCAAGCGATTACCTTTCCTGAGTTACTTACTAGGACAGAAACTCTTCTTTCTGATGTAGGCGACACTAAGACTACAGTAGGCGGGATTGATAATGCCGTTACTCAAGGTTTTGCAGCGCAAGATACACGGTTTAATGATTTGGATACTGCTGTCTCTGGTGTTAATGATACAGTGGGTGCAAACAAGACTGCACTTGCGGGTCTAGATACTCGCTTTAATACTACAGACCAAACGCTATCAGGTCTGGGTAGCGATCTATCTCAAGGTTTCACAGATACACGGGGAGATGTCTCTAATCTGCAAAAGGAAACGTTGGGAAATCAAACTCAAATACTCAGCGACCTTGGTACAGCAAAAACTGAACGTGACGCAGCCAATGTAGTTAGTGCAGAAGCACAGGCACAGATGATCGAAAACCAAGAAGGTTTTAAGTCAAATTTTGATGATTATGTAAAAGACTACACCACTGACACAGCACTGCAAAATAATACTCTTGGGGGTATCCAATCTGGCCTAACTAATTTCGCAGGTGACGTGAATGATAGTGTAGCAAATCTTGGCAATACCCTAACAGGATTAGGGCGGGATATA